ATGTACACAAGTAGTCTAATGAAGCAGATACTGTCCAGCGATAATCTCAACAGAGCATATCTGCAAGTCGTACGAAATAAAGGTGCCGAGGGAGTGGACGGAATGAAGTACACAGAACTTAAAGAACATCTTGTAAAGAACGGCGAAATAATCAAGGAACAGTTGAGGACAAGAAAATATAAACCTCAACCAGTACAGATGGGATGGCTCGCAAGTCAGGCAGATATGCTTGCAGATGATTGGGTGTTTGCAGATTAGGAGGATTAATCATGAAGAAATTGTTTATTTCACAGCCAATGAAAGGAAAGTCTGATGAAGATATCCTTGCAGAACGTAAGAAAGCAATCAAGAGTGCAGAAGACGTGATTGGAGAGCAAGTAGAGGTTATTGATTCTTTCTTCCAGGAAGCTCCGGTGGATGCAAAGCCACTCTGGTTCCTTGGAAAATCCCTGGAACTTCTGGCTGGTGCTGACATTGCCTACTTTGCGAAAGGCTGGCAGGATGCCAGAGGGTGCAAGATCGAAAATACATGTGCTATTGAGTACGGTATTCCGGTCATTGAAGATTACACAGCAGAGTAGAAAAGCGGTGATCCATACATCTCCCACCGGCAGGGAACAGCCGGAATGAAAGGATGTGATGACTGTTGATTGATGTAACGGTAAGAAAAGACCGATTGACTGTGTCCGGTCATGCAATGTACGCACCACATGGGCAGGATATTGTCTGCGCGGGCGTTTCCAGCCTTGTGCGGACGCTGATCCACTCGATTGAGGATCTGACAGGGGATGAAATAGAATACGAAGTATCGCCCGGATGGGTTGATATACAGTATGGGAATCTATCAGAGAGAGCAAGAACTCTGGTGGATTCCTTTTTTGTCGGCATCTGTCTGATGGTCGATGAATTTCCGGAGCATGTCCGGATCGTGTAACCGATGTGACCGAAATGTCGTTAAACTATGATTCCGGAGCAACGGCACGGGGCTATTACAGAACGGGACGGGGCAGAAAGGACAGAAAAATAATGAAGCGCAAAAACAACCATTATCATTGGAGAATCCCGATGATCAACCTGCAGGTATTTGCAGACGGCGAAGGAGACGGCAGCGGAGCCGGAGACGGAAACGAGGACGGAGCTGGAGCAGGTTCTGGAGATAGCGGCAATGAGATGTCGTTTGATGATTTTCTGGGGCAGGCAGAGAATCGCGCGGAGTTCGACCGCAGAGTGCAGAAAGCGGTAAATACAGCAGTGACCAAAGCACAGGAAAAGTGGCAGGCACTGACTGATGACAAGCTTTCAGAGGCGGAAAAGCTCGCAAAGATGACAAAAGAAGAGAAATCGGAGTACAAAACCCGAAAGCTGGAGAAAGAACTGGCGGATCTGAAACGGCAGAACGCACTTTCGGAGATGTCAAAGACAGCCAGAAAGATGCTGGCAGATGAGGAAATCAACATCCCGGATGAACTTCTGGCACATCTGGTATCAGAAAGCGCTGAAGACACCAAGACGGCAGTTGAAGCTTTCGCGAAGATGTACAAGGATGCAGTACAGGCTGCCGTAAAAGACGCCCTGAAAGGAAATGCACCAAAGGGCGGATCCGGCGGAAAGGGCGCTGTGACAAAAGAACAGATTCTTGCAATCAGCAACCCGATTGAGCGGCAGCGGCTGATTGCGGAAAACATCGCATTATTTCAGTAGGAGGAATACACATGCATAAAATTGGAAAATTAGGGCTGCAGGTGTTTGCAGCACCGGATAACATGACGGGGCAGGCACAGATCCAGGTAAAGGCCCGCGAGATTGACTTTGTAACATCTTTCGGCAAAAACATTCAGGCGCTGCTTGATGTCCTGGGCATTATCCGAATGATCAAGAAAGATAACAATACTGTTTTAAAGACAAAAAAGGTAACAGGAACCCTGCAGTCCGGTGAGGTCGCAGAGGGCGAAGAAATCCCGTACTCTCAGTACGCTGTGGAAGAGATCCCGTTCGACACCATCAAGATCAGCAAATACCGCAAAGGTGTTACCCTGGAGGCAATCGCAGAAAAGGGATACGATGCCGCAGTACAGGACACTGATGAAGAGTTTAAAACTGATCTGCAGAACGTTGTTATGGACAAGCTGTATGCACAGCTGAAAGCAGGTTCTCTGACCGGCCATGAAAGTACCTGGCAGATGGCAGTTGCTATGGCAATTGGAAAAGTCAAAGATAAATTCAAAAAGATGAGAAGAACGGCTACGGGCGTAGCAGTGTGGGTGAATACACTGGATGTATACAAATACGTCGGCGCTGCGGACATCACACTGCAGACGGCGTTCGGCTTTGAGTACATGAAGAAATTTCTTGGCGCTGATGTCGTGTTCGTAAGCTCTGAAATTCCGGAAAACGTCGTCATCGCTACTCCACTCAACAACATCGTCGGATATTATATCGATCCGGGCGATTCTGAGTTCGTAAAGGCAGGCCTCAGCTACACGACAGACCCAACCACTCACTTCATCGGCTTCCATGCACAGGGCACCTATGAGAGAGCCATTTCGGATCTGTACGCCATTATGGGTCTGCGCTTATTCTGCGAATACCTGGACGCTATCGCCTATATTTCCGTCGGTGGAGCAGATACACAGACTCTCGGAAAACTGACCGTAACGGCGGCAGAAGGATCTGAGACAGGAAAAACAAAGATTTCCGTAAAAGAGCAGCTGATGTCTATGAAAAACTGCTGGAAGTACAAAGATGCAGCATCTGCGACCGCGGTAAAATACGGCGATGATGTGAAAAACTGGAGCAAATGGGATGGAGAATCCGAGATCGCATCTACCGCTGGCCATCATATCACATTGGTTGAGTGCGACCAGAACTACAAAGCAGTTCGTTCTGGCGACGTAACAGTAGCTGTGAAAAGCTGAGAAAGGGTGATGGTATATGTACAGAGTAATCGAGTATTTTACTGATTTGCAGGACGATGACCATGAATACAGAACAGGCGATATCTTCCCGCGTGAGGGGCTTAAGGTATCCGAAGCCCGACTGGCAGAGCTTGCATCTGCTGAAAATCTGCGTGGTATCCCGCTGATCGAGCTGGTGGAGCCGGAAAAGGCAGGCAAAGGGAAAAGCAAGAATAAGGCAGTAGATTCCTTGGCAGAGTAGGAGGCAGCCTATGATCGAAGATCTGAAACTGCTTCTTGGACTGGAAGATACAGACAAAAAGACAGAACAGCAGTTACAGCTGATTCTGAATGCCACAAAACAGCGGCTGAAATTTCTTCTTGGCGGTCTGGAGCCGCCGGAAGAGATGGAATACATCATATTGGATGTTTCAGTCATTCGATTCAACCGGATCGGCTCGGAAGGGCTCTCCTCTCACAGTGTTGAGGGCGAAAGCCTTTCCTGGTCAGAAAATGATTTTGCCGGGTACATGGATGATATTCAGTCCTATCTGGACAGCCAGCGGGAGGCAAGAAAGGGAAAGGTAAAGTTTCTGTGAGATATGATACACCAGTTTTCTTCCAACGGGTCCTGCCGGGCGAATATGATTCGAAAACCGGAAACTATGCTGCAGACCAGGTCACAGAGGTGCAGAAAATGGCTTCTGTGATGGATACGAGGGCAGAGATCATGCAGATCGTATACGGAGGAATCCGTCAGGGCAGCGTGACCGTACAGCTTCAAAATCATTACCAGAAGCCGTTTGACCGGATCCGGATCGGGAACACAACCTATAGAGTGGACTATACGCGGAAACTTCGCGTGAAACAGACTTTTATTCTGTCGGAGGTGGTCTGATGCCGAAAATCAAGCTGGAAGGAATGGAGAAACTGCAGGTCAAATTGAAGAAAAACGTGCAGATGAGTGATATTAAGCGGGTGGTAAAGGAAAACGGAAAAGCTTTGCAGGAGGCGTCACAGAGAAAAGCGCCAGTGGATACCGGTACACTGAAACGGAGTATTGGTCTTGAGATCCGAGATGGCGGTCTTACGGCTGAAGTGGAGCCAACAGCAGAATATGCGGCATACGTGGAGTATGGAACTCGGTACATGAGTGCACAGCCATATATGCGTCCTTCCTACACAGCGCAGAAAGAGAAGTTCAAATCCGATTTGAAAAAGCTTACGAGGTGACATCATGGACCCACAGCAGGAATTATTCAGTGCGTTGCTTCTGGAATTAAAAAAACAGTATCCAGACGGTGTGTATGACACGTTTTTACCGCCGGAAGGTACGCCATACCCGTTTATCTATCTGGCGGACAGTGACTTGAATGATCGGGCCAACAAAACGGCTGTATTCGGCACTGTAAGTCAGACAATCCACGTTTGGCACGACAATCCGCGGCAGCGCGGCACAGTTTCGCAGATGCTTCTGCAGATCAAGCAGGTTTGCAGACATCTGGAACATACCGGCAACTTTTCCTGGTCCGTGCAGGACTTAAATCAGAGAATATTGCCGGACACAACCACCAACCAGCCACTTCTTCACGGTATCGTGGAAGTGACTTTTTTATTTAGTTAGGAGAACAGCATGGGAAAAACAATTGATTTACAGTTATTCGCAGATGCGGTACGTGGTAAAAAGATCGTTTATCTGTACCGCCTTAAAAAAGATGCGGCTAAAAATGCAGCTACAGCATTAGCGTTTACGACAGAGAACGGCAGAACGACAAGCAAGGATGCCGATACCACAGAGACAAAGGATGGCACGATCCGTACCCCGGGAGCAGCCGAGGTTGAGATTACGGCAACCAGTATTCTTGCCAAGGGCGACACACTGATCGACTCTCTTGAAGATGCCATGATCAATGATGAACTGGTCGAGATCTGGGAAGCAAATCTGGATGATCCAGCATCCGGCGGAAGCAATAAATTTAAAGGAAAATACTTCCAGGGCTATGTGACGGAGGTAGAAAAGACTTCAAACGCCGAAGATATGGTGGAGGTGTCTCTTACCTTTGGTGTCAATGGAACCGGTCAGAAAGGTGATGTAACCGTAACGACCGCGCAGCAGGAAATAGCAGCTTACGTATTTACAGATACGACAAAAACAGGAGCGTAAAAGTGTTGAGGGCGAGAAATCGTCCTCTTTTTGAATAGTAAAGGAGAAAAACGATATGGAACTTACAATCAACGGACAGGTGTATCAGTTTAATTTTGGCATGGGATTCATGAGAGAAATGAACAAGAAAGTAAGCATGCCGGTAGACGGAGTAAAAGATGCCAAGAAGAATATTGGCCTGAGATACGCTGTGGCAGGGATCATGGACGGAGATGTAGAGGCTCTTGAGGATCTGTTACTCGTAGCTAATAAAGGGCAGAATCCGAGAGCAACTACAGAAATTCTGGATGAATATATTGATGATCCGGATACCGATATCAATCAGCTCTTCGAAGATACGATGGGTTTCTTAAAGAATGCAAATGCTACGAAGAAATGCGTCCAGAATCTCGAGAAGACGATCGAGGAAGAAAAAGCGAAGAAGTAGGTGACATATCCCATGAAGAGGTGAGTTTTGAAGAACAATACCGGGAAGTTGCAATCAGTTGCTTCCGGTATCTGGGATTCACATCGTTTGAGCAGGTTGATCGTCTGACGATTGCACAGTACGAAATTATGATGGAAGCGCTGAGATATCGAATAGTAGACGACGAATACAGGGCACATCGGCAGGCCTTTCTGAATTTTGCGGCCCAAGCGCAAAAAAAATCCGGCAAGAAAACAGTGCCAGTATATAAAAGGTTCCGGAATTTCTTTGACTATGAAAAAGAATTAAGAAATGTGAAGGAAAAGAAGCATAAAAAGAGTGATCCACGATTCGCTGGAATATCCAAATTGCTAAAGAGAGGGGAGTGAACAGATGGCAGAATCTTATAGCGTAAAGGCGGTTTTGTGCGCGGAAGATAAGAACTTCTCCTCAATGATGAAATCATGCAGCAGTTATGCTGAAAATCTGAAAAATACGCTTACAAGTGGAATTGGATTCGGCGCTATGGCGGCGATCGGATCCAAGGCAGTATCGGCAGTCGGAAGTGGATTAAAAAGTCTGACTACAGGAGCAATAAGCGCTGGTGCGAATTTTGAGAATGCTATGTCATCTGTAGCAGCTATTTCCGGGGCTACAGGATCTGACTTCGATCGGCTATCTGAAAAGGCGAAACAGCTCGGAAAAATCACACAGTACACCGCAAGTGAGACAGCTTCTGCGATGGAGTACATGGCAATGGCCGGCTGGAAAACGGAGGATATGTTAAATGGAATCGAAGGCGTAATGGATCTGGCCGCTGCATCGGGAGAAGATTTGGCTGGCGTTTCCGACATCGTAACAGATGCTATGACAGCTTTCGGTTTATCGGCGGATGGTACCACAAAAATTATCAAAGATGGTTTTACAAAAGAAGTCTCCAACGCTTCACATTTTGCTGATGTTCTGGCAGCAGCTTCGGCAAATTCCAATACCAATGTTGCTATGCTGGGCGAATCTTTTAAATATGCGGCTCCCGTAGCTGGATCGTTAGGATACAGCGTAGAAGATACAGCCATTGCCCTCGGACTCATGGCGTCGTCAGGGTTGAAAAGCAGTATGGCTGGTAGCAGCCTTCGAACTATTCTGACGAATCTTGCAAAGCCAACAGATGATATCAGTGACGCAATGGATTATTTGGGCATATCGTTGCAGAATGGTGATGGCTCGATGAAGTCTCTGATGGACATTGTAACCGATCTGCGCGGTGCATTTGGACAATGCAAAATGCCAATGGATCAGTTCCAAGAGAACCTTGCAAAACTTGACGAAAAGTATGCCAATGGAGAGCTGACAGAAAAGAAGTATAATGAAGCATTAGCAGATTTAACGGAAAAGGCTTATGGAGCAGAGGGAGCGTTAAAGGCCAAATACGCTGCTACGTTAGCTGGAAAAGAGGGTATGTCAGGTCTGCTTTCAATCGTGAGTGCGGCACCAGAGGATTTTGACAAGTTAACCAATGCCATTTATAACAGTGACGGTGCAGCCAAAGAAATGGCAGAGATCAAAATGGATAATCTTCAGCACGATGTCGTGAAACTGCAGTCTGCTATGGAAGGACTTGGAATTACTGCATTCAACCAGGTTGGCGGAAAAATGAGAGGTTTGGTTGGCATCGCAACTGAGACGGTTGGAAAAATTGATGAAAAGCTTGCCAGCGGAAAAGGGATCGAAAAGGCTGTCGATAAAATAGAAGCAATGGTTGAGAAAGCAAAACCATATTGGGATATTTTCAAAACGGATGCAGTGGAAGCAGGAACAGCGCTGGGCGATGCGGCTGGGGCGATCATAGGAGATATCAAGAAACTTTCAGGTTCTTTTGGCAGCACAGAAAGTATTGAAAATTTCTCAACCATTTTGGGAAAGGTTAAAGATGGAACTGTAGCAGTTTCGGGATTTTTGGAAAAACATTCGGATGTAATTGCAAAGTTGGTGGTAACACTTCCGAAACTTTTGATTGCGTACAAAGGCTTTAAAATTGTTAAAGCTGTAGCACCGTTTGTTGGCGCATTTACGGGAGCTGTTGGAGGACTGGCAAAGGCTGGTCTTGGGAAAATTGCACCTGGCTTATTTAAAGTGTCAAAAGGGCAGGAAGCGGTTGGCAAATCAAGCGGTGGCAGTGCAAAGAAAATGGTAGCATCCGCCAAGGCCTTTATGATGATGGGTGTCGGGGTACTGGCGATTAGTGCTGGGTTCTATTTGCTTGCGCAGTCTGCAATTGCAGTAACCAACGCTGGCCCAGGGGCAATCGCTGTTTTTGGTGGTTTGATTGGTGTTGTAGTAGGACTTGCAGTTGGTATGACAAAGATGCTTTCGTCTATGTCTGGCGGGTCGAAGAAATTAACAGCGATGACACCGGCGCTTCTGGCATTGGGAGCGGCTGTATTAATGATTAGCGCAGGTTTGGCACTGCTGGCGTATTCTTCAATTCAGTTGGCGAATGCTGGTCCGTTGGCCATTGGATGTATGGCAGGAATGGTCGTAGCGCTTGCCGGTTTGATGTTGGTAGCGAAAAATGTAGCACCAACACTTTCGGCCGGAGCAGTTGGATTTGTTGCGTTTGGGGCCTCGGTATTAATTGCGGCAGCTGGAATCGGATTGTTATCCCTGGCGGCTATTAATCTTGCAAATGCCGGTCCCCTGGCCATTGGATGTATGGTTGGTATGGTTGCGGCAATCGCTTTGCTGGCAGTGGGAGCGGCTGCTCTTGGATCAGCATTGACAGTGGGAGCAGTTGGCTTTATTGCATTTGGAGCCGCTATTGTTTTGGTGGCAGCAGGTGCGTTGATTGCCAGCGCGGCATTGGCGGTTGTGTCTGCTGTTCTTCCTTCGATCGTACAATATGGAAGCCAGGGAGCGGTAGCTATTGCTCAGCTTGGTGCAAGCATGATTGTTTTTGGCACCGGAGCTGCTGTTGGAGGAATTGGCGCAACCGCGCTCGGAGTTGGTCTTGCGTTGGTCGGTGTAACTGCGCTGGTTGCAGCCGCAGGAGTAATTGTATTGGCCGCCGGAGCAGCGGTGCTTGGAGCTTCGCTTGTGATGGCAGGTGCAGGTTTGACAATTATGGGAGCAGCATTTCCACTTGTAGCGGCTGGTGCAAAGGTCAGTGCAGCCGGATTGGCGGCATTACTTGGATCAGGTACTGCGGCCAGTGCGGTTTTTGTGATTTTGGCAGGATCTTCTGGCGCGGCAGCTGTAACAGTTGGTGTATTTGCAGCGGCAATGGTGGCCGGAGCCGCAGGAACCGGTCTTATGGTAGTTGCTCTGAAATCAGTAAATTCCAGCATGAAGTCAATTGCTGGAAATGCAAAGAGCGCAGAAAAATCGCTCACGAGCATGAAATCGAGCGTCAATGTTGTAAATTCCGGATTGGATGCATTGGGGAACAAAGCAAAAAACGCTATCAGTGCATTAATTAAGCAGTTTTCTCAGGGAGAAAGCAAGGCAAAAACTTCTGGAAAAGCGGTTGGAAATAATTTCAACAATGGCGTTTCAGCAGGAATGTCAAAGGCGGTCTCTACGGCCGGAACAATGTCAAATTCGATTGTAATTACCATGCGATCATCGGCAGGCGGTGCCTATAACAGCGGCGCATACATCGGAATGGGACTTGCAAATGGTATGGCAAGCCAGGTTGGACATGTAAGAGCAGTGGCGGCACAGCTTGCGGCGGCTGCAGAGGCGGCGATCCGGGCGAGAGCACAGATCCACAGCCCATCACGGGTGACAGATAAACTCGGCAATTATTTCGGTATCGGCTGGGTCAACGGCATTATGGATCATGTGCAGGAGGCGAGGCAGGCCGCCATGGAATTGATACAGGTTCCGGAACTTACACCTGCGCCGGAAATCGGAATGAGCCTCCGGTCTGGCTATGAAGATCTGAACGACGACAGCTACCAGTACAGCAGCAATGGAAAATATACCATCTATGTACCTGTTAATCTGGACGGAAGAGAGATTGGAAAAGCGACTGCAACGTATACACGAGAAGAAATTGAGAAACAGGAGACAAGGGAGAACCGAAAGAAAGGCAGGCGAATAAATGTATAACTTTGTAGATACCACAGAGCGATACCCAGGGCAGAACCTGCCTTCGGAGGCTCTCATGTTTAATGGAAGTTATCTTGAGAACGTAATTCCCGGCTATCGGACACTTTATGTGTCCGGCCGGGAAATTTTGGGTACGGAGATTACAGATCTGGAAACAGGCGTGTCTGACGGTACAAAGTATCGACGAAAGCGTTATCAGCCAAGGACTATTGTGGTGGGATATCAGCTGGTAGCCAAAGATAATGCAGCTTTTCGCAGTGCTTACAACAAACTGAATGCTCTTCTGGATGCAGAACAGGCAACCCTTATTTTTGCAGATGAACCGGACAAATATTATATCGGAACAAAGCAGGGAACGAGTGAAGTGCCGGCGGGAAGAAATGCGATCACTGCGGAGCTGGAATTTTACTGCGCGGATCCATTCAAGTATTCGGTGGAAGAATTTACGGTGAATCCGACTGCGGATGACGGAAAAACGTTCATTGTGTCGTACAACGGCACTTATCGGGCCTTTCCAAAGCTTCAGGCAGTAATGCACAGTGAAAATGGAGTAGTAGGTTTTGTAAATGACTCCAAGAAAATTCTTCAGTTCGGTGATCCGGATGAGTTGAACGGAGAAACATACAAAAAAAGCGAACTGATAACAAGCTATGCTGACCAATATGTCTGGTCACAGGATGCGGCGTGGAAAGATGATACAGGGAGCAACTTCTTATACAGTAACAGCAAGACGGCTGGAAAGCTGGGTGTCATGAGCGTAGACAGCATCAAAGGTCTGTATCTGGCCAGCAGTGGATATGTAAGTCCAAACACAAACGGCTGGAATGGAGCTATGAAATCTATTGATGTGGTAGATTCCAATGGAGCAAAGGGAGCGACGCACCTCTATTGTTACATGAACAGCTGGTTTGAAACTGGTCTTATGGGGCAGACGGGCTGCCAGGCGATTGCTTTCTGCGATGCGAACGGAAAAATGATCTGCTGCCAGGAGATATACAAAACCGATACGATCGGAAACACAGCGCACATGAATATGTGGGTAGGTGGAAACAACCCGCGTATCGTCAAAACATATACTTTTGAACCTTGCCATCGAAAAGATGCAAACCCATACAGCCAAACGTATGGCGCAAGCGACATGATGAAACATGGAGAGAAAATACGTTTTTTCTGGAAGGGCAGTTATCCGGAATTTACAGTTCCAGAATTAAAAGATGTGAAAGTGGCAACAGTGAAATTGTATTTGGGACAGTGGGGAAGTCGAAATACAGGAAATCAGCTTGTCACCAGAAATTATTTCCGCGGCATCTTCGTGAGAATTGACAATGTAGAAAAATGGCGTGATATTCCGAATAAATTTTCGGTAAATCAGGTTTTGACAGCTGACTGTAGCAATGGAGAGGTCATGTTACAGGGACTTCCGAGACAGGATCTTGGTGCGTTGGGCAACGATTGGGAGAACTTTTGCCTGCAGCCTGGAATGAATCAGATCCAATGCATTGCATCGGACTGGGCAACACAGCCAACATACACAATGAAATACAGGGAGGTGTTTCTATGATTTTATATTTTGCGGACCGACATATGAATGTCCTTGGGCAGGCAAGCACAGAGCTACCGAAGGGATTGTACATTTCTGATGATCTGAAAACAGAAGAGGTGGAAGCAGGTGTTGCTACACTAGAATTTACGCTGAATTACACGGCGAGCACGCGGAATGATGCGAAACAGTATGGTTCTGTTGGCAATTATATTCTTCGGAAGAATGGCGATGAGCAGGAATTTTATACGATCATTACCAGCGAAGAAAATATTTTCAAACAGGAAGTAGAAATCTATGCCGAGGATGCCGGTATGGATCTCCTGAACGAGACAGTTGGCGAATACAAAGCAGACAAGGCATATCCAGCGAGCTACTATGTTGAAAAATTCAGCGACGATTCCGGCTTTGAAATTGGAATCAATGAGGTCAGCAATTATAACCGGAAACTGTCCTGGGAGGGTGAGACCACCGCTTCTGAGCGTATTTTGAGCGTTGCCACGCAGTTTGACGCGGAAGTTTCCTATACTTTTGAAATCGACCGGTTGAAAATCAAGCACAAATATATCAACCTGCATAAGAAGCGCGGCGTAGATCAGGGGCGAGAACTTCGGATCAACCGGGAAGTGAAAAATATCATTGTAAAAAGTTCAGTAGAAGATCTGGCTACGGCACTTTCCGTTACCGGCGGATATCCGGAAGACAGTGAAACGCCGATCAATCTGAAAGGGTATAAGTATGATGACGGCGATATATATCTGTCCGGCAGTACGATTTATTCCCGGAGCGCGGTGGCCAAATGGAGCCGGTATCTTTCCGAAAAAGGAAATGGAACCGGTCATATTGTCCAGACTTACACCTATGATACGTTAAGTCAGTCAGAGTTGTGCAATCGTGCCGTATCAAAGCTGAAAAAGATCTATGATGCAGCCGTATCCTACGAAGTGGAACTGGCGTATCTGCCGGATGGAATCAAGATCGGCGATACAGTGAACATTGTAGATGATGCCGGAGAACTGTATTTGTCTGCAAGAATCATGAAACTGGAGTCCTCCATTTGCAATGATGAGTACACGGCAACGCTGGGCGAATACAAGCTGAAATCGAGTGGAATTTCAGAAAAGATGGAGAGCCTGGCTGCACAGTTTGAAAAACTGGCAAAGAACCGGACGTTTTACACTTGGGTTGTGTTTGCTGATACGGAAACGGGCGGCGGAATATCGCTCAAATCAGCTGGAAAGACATACATGGGTATCGCATACAATCAGACGACAAAACAGCCGGTACTTACAGACCCGAGCATCTATACCTGGGTAAAGGTTGTTGGAGAGCAGGGAATTGCGGGAGAGCCCGGAAAGAATGGTCTGACTAGTTTCTTCCATGTGAGATATGCTGATGTTCCGAACCCGACAGCAAATCAGTTGCGGAAGGATACAGGAAAATATATCGGTACCTACGTGGACTATATATTGGAGGACAGTACAGATCCGACCAAGTACACCTGGCGAAAATTTCAGGGCGATGACGGAGAGGACGGCGCCGATGGAACCCCTGGAGAAAACGGTGCGAATGGTGAAACCAGTTATCTGCATATCGCTTATGCAACAAGCGCGGATGGAAAGACAGGCTTTTCGACAACCAACGCCGTCGATAAAACGTATATAGGCCAATACGTGGATTTTACCAAGGCTGACAGCACCAATCCGGCGAAGTATCATTGGAGCAAATTTCAGGGGCCGAAAGGAGATAAGGGAGATCCGGGCGAGCAAGGACTGCGCGGCCTGCAGGGCGATAAGGGTGATCAGGGAATCCAGGGACCCAAAGGCGCTGACGGAAAAGATGGAAAAACGACGTATTTTCACATCAAATATTCTGCGGTTTCGAATCCGACCTCTGCGTCTCAGATGACAGAGACACCGTCAAAATACATTGGAACGTATGTGGATTTTACACAGACGGATTCGGATGATCCGAAGAAGTACAGCTGGCAGCAGCTGGAAGGTTCGCAGGGGCCACAGGGAAAACAGGGAATTTCAGGTACCAATGGAGCAGACGGGAAAACCAGTTATCTGCACATCAAATATAGCAATGACGGTGGGAAGACATTCACCGGGAACAGTGGTGAGGATATTGGCGCTTATATCGGAACATGCGTGGACTATGCAAAAGATGATCCTACAAGTGTCGGAACGTATAAGTGGGCGAAAATCAAAGGCGAGGCTGGAGCCAAAGGTGATAAGGGTGATACGGGTAAGGGGGTTAAATCGACATCTGTTGCATACCAGGTTTCAACTTCCGGAACAACAGTTCCAACTGGCACATGGTCTGGGTCTGTGCCATCTGCATCCGCGGGGCAGTATCTGTGGACACGTACAATCATCACTTACACTGACGACACAACATCCACGATATATAGTGTCGGCCGTATGGGAACCAATGGTGCAAATGGCACCAATGGAAAGAGTATTGGATCAGTAGTCAATTATTACCTGGCAACGGCATCTTCCAGCGGAGTTACAACGGCGACGAGTGGATGGACAACAGCTGTCCAGTCGGTGTCTGCGGCTAAGAAGTATCTTTGGAATTATGAGGTTGTGAAGTATACCGACGGAACCGTGGCGAGTACAACTGCGCCTTGCATCATTGGATCATACGGTGATCGGGGAAGTAAAGGGGATAAAGGTGATACCGGATCAACCGGAAATGGTATCAAGAGCATAACGGAGCATTATGCTGTTTCAACCTCGAATTCATCGGCTCCTACGACATGGTCAACGACTGTGCCAACGATGACTGAAACAAATAAGTATTTGTGGAATTATGAAACCATCACATATACAAATAACACCACAAATGATACAGCTAAAAGGGTTATTGGCGCTTATGGCAATAAGGGAGCCACTGGAGAAGATGGAAAAAATGGTACAAATCTATGGGTAAATCCGCTATTTGAGTCAGGAAAGCCTCAGATAACAAGGATTGATACAAGTGTCACAGCTCCAAATGGCGCGGCAGTTAATATACTTGATAGCAGAGATCATCAAAATAGCTCAACAGCTTTTCCAGTATTTCCGGGACACCAGTATCGCATAACTGTTCACCGAAAGCGGATAACGGGTTCCCTCGAATTGAACTCCGGCATATGGTACATAACGCGGACGTCTGGACAACCTTACGATACAATTGTGGCGCCGACATCAATCAAAGATCTTGGTAACAGTTGGCAGGAAGCGACATATAACTTCACTTGTCCATCAGGAAAATCAAAAGGAAGCGTATATTTTCAGATAGAACAGCAGACAAACAATATCACAACTAAATGGTATATTGCAAATGTCATTTGTGTTGATATAACAGGCTTAAGAGGCGACACAGGTGCCAAAGGTGATAAAGGGGATAAAGGAGCAACTGGTCCTCAGGGACCACAAGGTCCTCAAGGTGTAAAAGGCGATAAAGGTCCTCAGGGAGATAAAGGAGCAACCGGCGCAACAGGTCCTCAAGGTCCACAGGGCGCTGCAGGTAAGGACGCAAATCAGGTAGTGCATACGGTAAATGGAAACGGTGAGTCAAATCTTTATGTCGAATTTGCTACAATAAAGATCACAGGTTCGTATGCAAATCAACCAACAACATTTAAACTTGGTGGCAGAGGTTTTGAGACAACAGATGTCCAGTTTAGTTTTATCTCTGCAAATAACTCAAATCCTGGATTGGATTTCCTAAGATCTTCAGGCGGATGGTCGTTATGGATTTATAAAAAGACTACTTCAACGTGGGGCCTTATAACAAGATTAAATGAACCGTATGGGCAGCTGAGAGTATTTAACTATACTCAAGGTTCTGGTCCATATACAGTGACGTGGACATCAACCAAATTAGCTTCTTTACCATCTGGTTCAATTAATGCGAATCCTTTACAAGCAGCAAAAACAGCCACCAACTTTATGCAGTTTACTGATGGGACCGGATTGGAAGTTGGTAATAAAACCAGCGGATCTTGGTCTGGCTATCGGACTAAGATTTCAGCATCAGCATTTGAGATTCTTAACCGGGCAGGAACGACACTCGCATATTATGGTGATAAGTTGATCCAGCTTGGAAAGAACGCAAAAGATGCGGTTATTGAGTTATGTGGCGGTGTCGGTAAGATTTTGGTTGAAACAAAATCCGGCAATGCGGCTCTGTCAATCCAGAGCGAATATGTAGATATTAAAGGTGTCCACGAATCTGTATTGGAGACATCAAGTTCTTCTGGAAGCTGTATAGCCGGGGCTGTTGACGATTCTTTCGTTGTAAATACTTACTCGGATGCCAACAACAAAGCAAACTTCGATATTGGTAACGGTAGCATTATTCTTGAATCAAAGAAGAAAGGTTATCAGGCAGAGGTCGAATTTTATGGCTGTGGCTGGTCTGGAGGAGTGTATACTGGAGCGTTCGCACCGACCAAGGCGTACTCCGAAAAGATTATGTTAGGAGATAGTGGAAGAGTATGGGAGCGTTTGATTGTTAAAAACTCCCCACAGGTCACATCCGATCGCCGCGCCAAAACAAACATATTTCCACTCGGTGAGAGCAAGATCAATAAGACGGATATTCATTCAGAGCTGTTCGATCGCTTAAAACCAGTTCAGTATCGGATGATTGACGGTGATGGGCGCATTTGTTATGGATTCGTCGCACAGGATGTCGTAGAAGCCATGCGAGAACTAGGAATCCGAGAAGACGAGCTGGATCTGGTACACCACGACAGGAAGAACACTGAGGATGGCTATATTGATACTTATAGTATGGTATATACCAATTTGATTGCGATAATAACGCATGAGCTTCAACTCGAAAAGCAAAGAAGATCGAACCTTGAAGTAGAGGTTGCGGATCTAAGAAGTGAACTTGAATCCATGAGAGATAATATCTCTGGAGATACAAATTAATTTTTAGGAGGACAAAAATATGGCAGTATCAGCAACTTACACAAAGGACATTCATTATTCTGGAATCATCACAGTTGACGGCGAGACCGTTGTGTCTATGGACGCCAATATGGATGCAAAACATCCGGATGTTCCAATCATCAATCGCTACATCAACAACGGTAGAAAGTATCGTGCCAATAAAAAGGATATCGATGATGTTGTTGACAAATTCGAGAACGACATCTGGGATGAGTATGATAAGTACACTGCAGAGCTGGAAGAAAAGGAAAAAACTGAGTAGGGCCGGAAACGGTCCTTCTTCTGCGTTCAATAGTGGGAAAGAGAGACAGAGCAGTGAATGAAATATTAATGCAGACATATACGATAGCACTTCCAGTGCTGCTGGGCTACATCGTCTGGCTCTTAAAAAATCAGAAAAGGGATCGAGACGCGAACAGTAAGGGAACTATGTTACTACTCAGAGTCCAGCTGATTGAGTACCACAGCAAGTACACACAGCTTGGAGATATCCCATCCTATGCATACCAGAACTTCTGCGAGATGTATGAAGCCTATCATGTGCTTGGTGGAAACGGTATGATCACAAAGATGAAGCAGAAAATTGATGAATTACACTTAAAAAAGAAAGGCGATTGACATGGAACAGATTATGAATTATGTAAAACCGGAACTGATCATTGTAGCTATTGTCCTGTACTTCCTGGGCATGGGCCTGAAACAGGCACAGGCTGTAAAGGACAAGTATATTCCTCTGATTCTCGGCGGCGTGAGCATTGTACTGTGTGCTATCTGGGTGCTGGCTACCAGTGAGGTGTGCACCGGTCAGCAGGCGGCGATGGCAGTCTTTACGGCGGTCACGCAGGGAATCCTCGTTGCTGGACTGAGTAACTATGTAAATCAGATTATTAAGCAGACACAGAAAACAGAGTGAGGGCGGCTGACAACCGTCCTTTTTTTGCGCCGGCGCAATCGCCGGTAGAAGGAGAAAAAAATGAGCTTAATTTCAAATAGTGGACATGATGAGAACGGAAGATATTCTGGCGGTAAGGCAGGCGATCAGACAGGAACCGAATGGGCACTGATCTCGTGGTACTCCCGTCCTTGGAAGTGCGTACTGCGGCATCCAAACTCTGTAGTTCGCGCAAAAATCGCAGAGCTTGGTGTCAAGGCGGCGAAAAACGACCTGATTGGTTACGATCAGGGACAGCGTGATACATACTGGCAGCACCTCAAAGCCAGCAACTACGATCCATCGCAGATCACCATCGCCTGCGAGGCAGACTGCTCCGCGGGAGTCATAGCAAATGTCAAAGCGGTCGGACACCTGCTCAACATCGATTCTCTCAAAAACCTGAAAGCAACTTACACCGGAGATATGCGATCAGCGTTCAGAGCTGCAGGTTTTACCGTCCTGACGGACAAAAAATACCTGAACGGACCTGACTACCTGCTTGCCGGGGACGTCCTCTTAAACGATGGATTACACACGGCAACCAATATTGCTGACGGCACGGAAGCAGGCGGAAACTCTACGAGCACCGGATCCGGCAGCAACAGTGCCAGAAACAACGTTTCTGATGGCCAGAAATGGCTGAATAGCAACTACGGAGACAAGCTTCTGAAATTCTGTGGAGCAAAGCTGAGCGTGGACGGAGACTATGGAACCAAATCCAGATGGGCTGCCCTGGCAGTCTGGAAAGACCTTATGAATCGGAGATATGGCACCGCGCTGGATCCGACCAATGAAAACTTTTTTGAGTCCTGCAAAAAAGTTGCCTCGAAAGCCACCGTCAGCCATGGAGCCCAGGGAACCTTTACGTTCCTGGTTCAGTTCATACTTGCGGCGAAGGGCTTCTATTTCGGCAACATGGACGCTCTCTGCGGAGACGGTCTGACTGCCGCGATCAAGTCCTACCAGAAATCCAAAGGCCTCGAAGCTGATGGATACTGCGGAGCCAACACCTGGTACGCACTGTTCAACTGATGAATCAACTGTCCGGCGGATCCGCGCTGATCAGAAAGTTGCAGGAATGGTGCAATCGGCAGTGATCAGCAATTAAAAAGCCCCGGGAGACCCCGGGGCAAAAAGAAACGCCGCAGCTACGCGGCGAAAAGAATTGTTCTTTTTTGTGGTCATTTTGGATGTTCTGACCATGTGTTATAATAACATATATATAGAAGAAAAGCAATAAAAATTCCCGGGCAAATTACCCGGGAAAACATATTGTATCATCGAAATTTTTACAGTTACAACATATCATCTGGTATTGCATTCCGGTGGACCGGATGGAGAGATGGGCGCATCCATGCGGTATCTCTCTCAGCGTTTCACAGCACCGAACCGAATTGTAGCGGGGGTGTTGAATGATGTTGGGACAGAAGAACTCGCACACCTTGAGATGGTTTCAACGATCGTTCATCAGCTCACCTGCAATCTTTCTCTGGAAGAAATTCAGAACTCTGGTTTTGCCAATTACTATGTAGACCACACAACTGGCATCTGGCCGCAGGCGGCTGGCGGAGTTCCGTTTAATTCTTGTGAGTTCCAGTCGAAAGGTGATCCTTTGACAGATTTGTTCGAAGACCTCGCAGCGGAGCAGAAAGCCCGGTCAACGTATGATAACATCCTTCGTTTGGTAAAAGATCCTGAAGTTGCAGATCCGATTCGTTTCCTGCGGGCGCGTGAAGTTGTGCATTTCCAGCGTTTTGGTGAAGCACTGCGTTCTGTACAGGATGAATTGAATTCGAAGAACTTTTATGCGTTTAATCCGTCGTTTGATGCAAAGACTTTCTGTGCGGCACCGCAGCCAGGGGCAGGTCAGGGGAATTGCTGCACAAGATAGTAAATTAAAAATCAAAGAACAGCACACCACTGGAAAATCCCATCTGAAAAACAGGTGGGATTTTTTGGGTTTACAGTAAGAAAATCTTATCCAGTCGTAAATCATTATCCCATCATAATATAGAAAAAAGACTTTCAAAAACAGAAAAGTCAGAAAGGATGTTCCATGGAAGCAATGAATTATGTAAAGCCCGAACTCATCGTCGTTGCGTTCGTGCTGTATTTTTTCGGTGTTGCTTTGCGGCAGGCGCAGGCGGTGAAGAATAAGTACATTCCGTTGATCTTAGGCGGCATCAGCATGGTGCTGTGTGCGGTTTGGGTGATGGCGACGAGTGAGATTGAGACGGCGAAGGAGGGGGCGATGGCGGTTTTTACGGCGGTCACGCAGGGGATTCTGGTGGCGGGGCTGAGCAATTATGTGAATCAGATTATCAAGCAGATCCATAAGCCGGAGTGAACGGCGCTTCAAAAAATCTGTGTTATGCCGGAGCAGTCGGAACCGTCAGAAAGGGGAGAATATGAGAATTGATCGGTCGTATCTTGGCAATCAGAATACGTATGCGGAAAACAATCCCAAATGTATCGTAGTCCACAACACCGACAACTTCGCAGCAGGTGCCGATGCGCGGGCACATGCGAGAGCACAGCATGACGGGAATTTCCAGAACATTTCCGCACACTATTACGTCGATGACGGTGACACAGCCTACCAGGCGGCACCGCACAGCCGGGGGTGCTGGCATGTCGGCATTAATTACGGCGGAAAAAATCTGTTTCAGCAGTACGGCAACAAGAACAGCATCGGTGTGGAGATGTGTGTGCAGGCCGGGTATAATTATGAAAAAGCATTTGAGAATACTGCGGCACTGGTGCGGGAGATCATGCGGGAGACGGGGATTCCGCTGGAAAGAGTCTATCGTCATTATGACATCTGCAGCAAATACTGTCCGAGCCAGATCATGAACCGCGGTGACTGGGACCGCATGAAGCGGATGATCGGAAGCGGTGCAGGGAGCACAGGAACGGGAACAGCAGGCAGCGGAACAGGAAAAACGTATGCGCCCGGGATCTATCAGGTGCAGACAGCGGCCCTCAACATCCGTCAGGCACCGGATGCGGACAGCAGGATTGCCGGAACGATCCGGGATCAGGGAAGCTACACGGTGACGGAAATCCAGAACACAAGCTGGGGACGGCTTCTCTCAGGGGCAGGCTGGGTCAACTGCCATACAGCGTATTGCCGTTATGCCGGTCCCGCAAAAGAAAAATCGGCAGAGACAGCAAAGTCATCCGGAAAGACAGTCGCAGAGGACGGAATCTGGGGCGAAAATCTGACGCGCCGTCTGCAGGAACTTTTCGGCACACCGCAGGATGGAAAAATCAGCAATCAGCTGGCCGTCAACCGGAAATTCTGTGATGGCATCACAGCCGCCGAGTGGGACAGTACGCCCAAAGGCGGATCGGCCCTTGTAAAAGAAATGCAGAAATGGGCATCGGCCGACATGGACGGCTATATCGGTCCGCAGACAATCCTCGCCTGGCAGAAAAAACTCGGCACGCCGATCGACGGCACAGTAAGCAGCCCATCCGCCATGGTAAAAAAACTACAGAAGTGGTGCAACCAGAAATAGAAAAAAGAATACTCAAAGACCCGGTTTTGTGTTATACTGGAAGATAGTTTAAAATGAACAGAAAGAAAAAGAGCTTCAAAAAAGACTCGAAGTGTCAAATGTAAAATACAAAAGAGAAAAAATAAAGGTAATTT